CGGAAATAATACAGATAGTGACTTGAGAACAGCACTTAAAAGTTTATCATGGCCTAGCATTCATGGTATAATAGATCCATCAAAACAAATTTAACTGCGGCGGAAGCATAAGCCTGGTATACGCACCGGTCTCATAAACCGGAGACAGTGGGTTCGAATCCCACACGCCGCACCAAAAAATAGCACCCTTTGAACAAAACATTCAAAGGGTGCTTCTCTATTAAAATGTGAACTATTTAACACTATTCAGCGCATAACCTGCGATTTCATGTTATAATAACTAGATTGATTGAATAACTGGAGAACTTGAATATGAACAGAAATGTTGAAGAAGCAGCAAGACGGGCAGGTTTCTACATAGCACCATCTAATGTAACAAATGTGGATACTGCTAGGATTGAACGCTTTGCTCGGCTGCTAATTGACGAGGCCATGCGGCTTACCATGGACAAAATTCAGTCCCACTCCAACTGGAACACCGCTGAGGAGATAACAGCTTCAATCAAGAAACATTTCGGAGTCTGAGTTGCAGGACAGTCCGCTGTTTTATGTTTTACAATTCTAGTATAGAATAGCCTTTTAAAACTAGGAGAACATCAGTGATCAAAGCTCGAATCTCAGCAGTGCCCCAACACGTACTGGACGCCACGCAACAGCTGCACAATTATCCTGACATTGTGGATGGCGTACTCTCTAGATGGGGCACTCTTGCACTTCAAATATTTCTTGATGGAGTTCTGATCTCTGATCCAAGTTCTCCAACTCGCACATTTTCACAAAAAGATTTTGCAGTACTACTGCAACTATACACACTCAATGCCAAGTTGCTTGAGGCGCAACGAGATGTGAACTCCTATTGAGCAGTGTTAGCTCAAGACCGCATGCAGTAAAATTCATAGAACATCAACATCAGCATCAAAGAAAGGATACCATGAAACTTAGGAACTATACACAAGAAACTGTTAAGAAGCTGCAAGGGTCTGTTCAAGTTGAGCACACTCTAGCGAAGCGAGGCGCAGCCCGTCTGCGAAGCCTCTTGGCCAGCGAACCATATGTGGCTACTCTAGGAGCCTATAATGGACAACAGGCAGTACAGCACGCCAAAGCCGGGCTCAAGGCAATCTATCTCTCTGGTTGGCAGGTGGCAGCATCAAACAATACGGCAAATACCACATATCCAGATCAGTCTCTCTACCCAGTTGATTCTGTTCCTAAGGTAGTGAAGGGAATTAATAATGCTTTTCGCCGAGCAGACCAGATTGAGCACAGTGAAGGCAACGTAACTATAGATTATTTCTTGCCCATTGTTGCTGACGCTGAGGCGGGATTCGGCGGAGCGCTCAATGCATATGAACTAATGTCTGCCATGATTGAAGCAGGTGCGGCAGGCGTTCATTTTGAAGATCAACTTGCGAGTGAAAAGAAGTGTGGTCATCTGGGTGGTAAGGTTCTGGTACCAACTAGCCAAATGATTCGTACCCTCAATGCAGCACGCTTGGCTGCAGATGTAGCCGGCGTCGATACTGTTATTATGGCGCGAACTGACGCTGAAGCGGCCACGCTCATCACGAGCGATCATGACCCTCTTGACCGAGAATTCATTCTGCCTGGACGTACCGAGGAGGGGTTCTACAAATTCAAAAATGGCATTGATGCCTGTATTGCACGTGGTCTTGCATACGCTCCTTACGCTGATCTACTGTGGTTCGAAACTAGTACACCTGACATCACCCAGGCTAGAAAGTTTGCTGATGCCATACACGCACGGCACCCCGATCAAATGCTTGCCTACAATTGCAGTCCTAGTTTTAATTGGCGTAAATTTTTAAGTGAGGGTGCGTGCGAAACGTTTCAGCGTGAGTTGGGTGCTCTTGGTTATAAGTTCCAATTTATTACGCTCGCTGGCTTTCACAGTGTCAATCTTGCCACTTTTGAACTGGCAGAAGCATACAAAGCTCGTGGCATGGCTGGCTACAGTGAAATGCAAGAACGTGAGTTCGCCGCCCAAGTTCGTGGTTTTACCACAGTGAAACACCAGCGTGAGGTGGGTGTGGGCTACTTCGATCTAATCAGTGAAGCGGTTGGTGCTACATCAACTGTCGCAAATAAACATTCAACCGAAGCAGATCAATTCTAAGTAGAAGAAGACCAGTTGTAAAAAATTATTTTACAACTGGTCCTGATTTAGATATAATTTGTATATCCATTCATATGACCGGTGCGATAAAGTGAGTAAAAAATTCGATATTACTGCTATCATTTATGACAAGCGCGGTAACATCCTCAGCATAGGTAAGAATTCTTACATTAAGACCCACACGCTTCAGGCCCACTACGCCAAAAAGATGGGAGAAGATCATAAAATTTTCCTTCACGCCGAAATTCATGCTATCACACGGTGTAAAAGGTTAGGCGATGCTCATAGAATGGTCATTACTCGCTTCCATGTAGATGGAACTCCTGCCTACGCTCATCCCTGTAGAATTTGCACAGAAGCAATCCGCCAGTCGGGGATAAAAATAATCGAACACACCTGATACCGCAGCATAAATATACATGACAGCTCATTGATAGACCGCCACGACAAGAAGGTGGATTTGGGGCTTTTGCGGTCTTCTCCCCAAAGCACGACGAAATGGCAGACGAGCACCGTAATTGTCATGGGCTGTCACCAGTGCATTAGAAAGGATCACATCATGGTTCAAATTCAGGTATCAGGCCCCATACATTCCAAAAAATGCTACGTCGTAGCCGCAATCACCGAAGCTCTGCGTGACCTAGGTGCTGAGGTGCATGTGCTAGGAGAAGAAACTCGTCTTGCTGACAAGATGCACTCATCTGAGAGTCTGCTTCATGAAAAATTAGAGAACGTGGTTATCCACATAACAGACATGCGCACTGGAATTTAATCAACCGGTCTCTGGTTCTCTGCCATCTTGAGAGCTCTGAGGAATCCTCTGTTGCGCAGCTCTTTATAGAGCACATTTTCAACTGAAAATTCACCTGCTGGTTCTGTTAGTCCAGCAGCTCTCATCTCTCTTAACTGCTCTCTATAAGCGTGGATGTCTTCAAGTGAGCCATGCCGAATAAGATTTTTTATCTTGGTCATGGCCGCTTTGACCTTGCTGATCATGGCATGATCTTTTAGAATGGAGACGTCATCCAAATGAACTGGCTTGGATACCCATCTCTCACGTGAGAGGCTATAGACTCCTTGGCCCGGTCTAAATTCCTCCTCGCTGCTCTGTGCATACAACTCAACAGCATATCCCTCTATTTCTACAGGATGCATGAGCGTCCAGGATGTTTTTTTCTCGTGCAGCTCATCTTGAGACAGTGGAGACTGTGAATACACGATATGAATATCAATATCACTGTATTTTGTGTAGTTGAAATTTGCATTACCACCAGTTAGCACTATATCATCTATTGAATCTCTAGGAATTCCACAGAAGTCTGCGAACTCATATCCTTCATCCAAGAGCCTGTCGCGCAATCCTTCCTTTAACATCTCATTCTCCCAGAGCTTGGGATTAAGTTCATCGTGATACTGGAGAGTTAGACGAAATTTCTCAGATAGATACTGTTTGAATGTTATCATGGCACTGGTTATATTTGTGTTCCAATAGTGCTTATTTATTATTAGGCAGGACAAGAGTGGAAGATGGTGTATTACTGATTGCAGACTATGTATAATAACACTATGTGCAGTCTAATTGAGGGAGATACAAATGCAGCGTTATGAAGCAATCAGGTTAGCAGAAGAAGTGGGCCTCACTATTAGAGGCTACTATGATGAAACTGGCAGCACACCAGATGAACTACAGCGATTTGCCTCTGCTGTAGAGCAGAGGGTGCAGCAGAATCAGTCCAGCGCGCGCATGCGTGAGGTGTTGGAACTACTAGTTTCGGTAAAATTTGGTCATCAAGGATGGACAGACACAGTTTATCGTGCCGCTTGCTTGGCTCAGGATATCCTGGGAGAGCAGCAATGATAGCCAGACCCTGCCCCAAAACAATAGCACGAGCACTGCGGCTGTGGGATGCCAACGAAGAACACTGGACCCCAGAGTCCATTCGTTACGCGGCTAGTGAGGAATTACTGCGACTTCATGAAGAAAATTGCCGCATGGCAGCAGAAATACGCAAGCAGGTGTTTGGTTCCAAGGTGGTGTTTGATCATGAGATTGTTGAAGCTGCTAAGAAACTTCAGAAGTAATTGAGAAAGTATCATGGACTACACGTTTGTTTCAGCACTCACCCTACTAATTCTCTTAATTGATCCATTTGGAAATATTCCCATCTTCGCGAATACTCTCAAAACATTCACGCCTGAGAGACGTCTGCACATTATTATCCGAGAGCACATTATAGCTTTCTGCATTCTACTGTGTTTCATGCTGGCTGGCAAGCAGTTTCTTTCAGTTCTAGGTCTCAGTATCCCTAGCCTACAGATAGGTGGAGCTGTTGTACTCTTCCTAATTGCTATAAGAATGATATTTCCTCCAAAGGACAACGCTGATGAAATCTGTGATGGACAGGAGCCACTCATTGTACCCCTGGCAATTCCTCTAGTTGCAGGCCCAGGCGCTCTTGCAGCCGTCATGCTCATGGCCAGTCAACAACCGACTCAGATCTTGAGCTGGATCGGGGCGCTAGGAGTTGCCATACTTGTTAGCTGCGCTATCTTATTAGCTGCTGCCAAGCTGCAGAAGAAGTTGGGAATGACATTTACTGTAGCCATGGAGAAACTCATGGGTTTGATTCTTGTTGCTCTCAGCGTTGAGCTGTTGATTAGAGGGATCAGGGCGCTGTTTGTGTGAATTATTTAACACTATCTCATGTAAATACATCAGGATGGTGTTATAATTATTTCATAGACAATGAACAAAGGAACTCTCATGGAAAAGTATGCAGTTGCTACTTATGAGATAGTGAAGCTGGGAGTGCTGGTTGAGGCAATCCTTGAGCTTGAAAGCTCAGCTGGCTGGCTTGGCTGCTGCATTATTTCGTCTAAAAATATAGATGAGATCCACGGTCTCTGCTTGGCTGAAGCCGAACGCAGAGCTGCTGCCGTTGGATTAAAACTTGACCGGCTCTCTGAAAAGAGTTCTAATTTTAGAAACATGTAAAATTTAGTTCCCTACCAACAGGAGAGCATCATGGAAATTGAAGTCTGTGCTAGAGCTGGAAATAAAAAGAAGTTGGTATCGGCGCTGCTACCTTCCATTGTTGAACAGGTTGGATTACGATTATCAAGAGCATCTCTCATGGTCATGATTCATGGTGATATGGAAGATCCCGGTCTAGCAGTGCCCCTCGCGCCAAACATGTACTGTATCTCGTTGAACTCACGGCTGACCCTTAACGAATTAGCCGTTTCACTGGCTCATGAGATGGTTCATATTGCACAGATGATCAAGGGTACTCTTAAATCTGGACCAGATGGGGGAAACTGGTGGTCAGGTAAATTTTATCCAGCATCTACTCCGTATCTGGATAAACCTTGGGAAATAAAGGCATTCCAACGTCAAGAATTAATTGCTCGGCGGGCATTAGAGAGTTTGTGATTTTCTTAGCACATAAATACGCGCAACTGGTATATTAAAAGGCCGCTATGAGAGTAAATGTTATTTCAGATCTTCATCTTGAGTTTGCACCGCTCGAACTGCCAGGCGGTGATGTTCTCATTCTGGCCGGAGATGTGTGTGAGTTGCGCAGCCTCAAGAAGGACGTGCTTGCAGAGAAACCAGAAGACTGGAAACTGTCCTCAGGCAGAGAGTGGAGATGCCAGAGGTTCTTTGAGGTGGAGTGCGCAAAGTACAGTACCGTGCTCTATGTGTTGGGTAATCACGAGCACTATCATGGCCGCTATGATAGGACCCTGTCCGAGATACGAGGGCTAGTACCGCCCAATGTCACCATACTTCAAGATGAGACGGTGACGCACGGGGAGGTTGTGTTCATAGGTAGCACTCTATGGACAGACATGAACAAAGGTGATGCTCTTACTGTCTGGAATGCAAAGAACAGCGTGAATGACTTTAAACGCATCACCTATCACTACAAGGATGCTGGCACCTACGGCAAGCTCAGACCAGAGGTGACGGTGGCTGCTCATCGACATTCAGTTGAGTACATGCGCTCTGTTCTCAGCGCCCACACAGATTCTAAAATTGTAGTAATCTCTCATCACGCGCCAAGTGAGCTGAGCGTGGCGCCTACCTATAAAAATGACCATCAAATGAATGGGGCATATCGCAGCGACCTGAGTGAATTCATTCTAGATCATCCACAGATCAAGGTTTGGGTTCATGGACACATGCATGACCCGTGTGACTATACTATTGGTGAGACTCGCGTCTTGGCTAATCCACGCGGGTACCACGGACATGAAAGTCGCGCCATTCATTTTGACCCCTCCTTCTACTTTGACGTTTGAGAGATGCCCGCATGCGAGATGCTATTTCTAGATTTGATGCATTTTATACAGAATTCAAGAAGTCCGAACTCTGGAAAAACATGCTCACTGTGCGTGATGCGTGTGCTGACCACAGAGAGGAGAACGTTGCGCATCACACTCGGCTGGCCACAGATTGGTACCTTAGAAATCTTGCACCTAACAGATCTGACCAGATGATCATGCTCACCGGGATTGCCTGTCTTTTTCATGATGCAGGTAAAACTCTAGTTACACCTCACTCTACAGCCGAGCGCCTCACGCATGAATTTTTTTCTCTAGAACTGTGGTTCAACTATTCTTACACGGCCAGAGCAACCATTAGAGACCATCTTAGATTAAGCCAGCACGACCTCTCACGAATATCATTCATCATATTTCATCATGAGCTCTCTAACTTAGAAGGTGAGGGTGCGTGCGTGCTGAAAAAATCACTTCCAGCATTCATGGACGAGATCTCAGAGGTGGCATGGTTAGACACTGTTAGGAGTGATCAACATGGTCACTATTCGGACACTCACTCTAAGCAGCTAGACCGGCTGTATGCTGGTCTAGCACACTGGATCAGCATACCGCGGTAACACGTGTTCTCTGACACCTTCAACCTGACGATAAAAATACGCTGATCTGTTCAATAAATAAAACAGTTTCATTGTTTATCGGACACGTAATCAGCAGATAATATATCTGAGTCTGCTGTCTGGAGGAAAAATGTCAGAATATGTCATAAATTGGCAGAGCCAGGCCGCACAGGGAATTCCTGGAAAAACCAATATCTTGCTAGCTGAAGAGTCAACTGATTCTACATCATCGTCTCTGGTTCTTACTGGTAGAGGATTAGAGAATTATGGTGAGATTCAACAGGAAAATTTCCTAAGACTGTTAGAAAATTTTGCTAGTGCTACTCCTCCAAGCAATCCTACGGTAGGTCAGCTGTGGTTCAAACCTGAGTCAAATTCACTGTATGTGCTAGCAGATTCAGCTAGGATAACGTCTGAACCAGAATACAGGCCAGTAGGATCAAGTGTTTCTTGGTACAGAATTCCTATAGATATAAGTGGTACTGTTAAAATTGGCTCGGGTGCTGCCTCAAACGCCGCTCGTCTTAATCTTAATGGGGGCACAGATGCAGGTGCGGGTGCTCAAGTTGTTATCCAAAAAGCTGGTTCAGCTATAGGCTATTTTGGCGACTCTGGAATCTTAGAGGCTGATACTTCAGCTGATTTGGGCATCTGGGCTACAACCGGTAGAGCACTGCGCATCTATACAAATGGAACAGAGAGGGTGCGCGTTAATAGTAGCGGTGCTATAGGTATGTACCAACAAGGCACAGGTCAAAGCAACTTCGGCACAAGTGGTCAGGTACTAACCAGTAATGGAGACGCAGCACCTCCTACCTGGACCACAGTAAGTGCAGGCGGAGGCGGATCAGTTACCAGTGTGGAACTGAGTGGTGGCAGCACCGGTTTAACCTCAAGTGGTGGTCCTATAACAGGTAGTGGAACTCTCACCTTAGGCGGAACACTGGCTGTAGCAGCTGGTGGTACAGGTACGGGCACGGCATTCATGGCTGGCTCTGTGGTATTTGCTGGTGAAAGTGGAGTGTATGCACAGAGCAACAGTAACTTTTTCTGGGATGCCACTAACCTCAGGCTGGGTATTGGAACCACTACTCCGGCTAACAAGTTGGATGTTGTTGGTAGCATCTCAGCCAGCAAGATCATACCTACTGGTGGCAGCGCCACAGGCACTGGTATGTACCTGAGTGCACCCAACACAATTTCAATCAGTACCAATAGCACTGAGGCGGTTAGAATAGATGGGGCTGGCAATTTAACTGTTAGAGGAGCAACAATAACCACCAGCGTTGCATTCAATGAGCTAGAATTGGGTGTAACGAACAATTTTATATATTTGCCTGAAACCAATACAATTGGTTTCAGTACGAACGGTGTTGAGGCCATGAGGATAGCTGCCACTGGTGCTCTTGGATTTGCTGGAGCTAACTACGGTCTAAGTGGTCAGGTACTAACTAGCAGTGGATCTGGAGCGCCTCCTACCTGGACCACAGTAAGTAGTGGTGGTGGAGCAATGGGTCCTACTGGTCCTACTGGTCCAGCTGGTAATGATGGAGCAATCGGTCCTACTGGTCCTACTGGTCCTACTGGTCCTACTGGTAATGATGGAGCAATCGGCCCTACTGGTCCTACTGGTCCAGGCTCTGTTACCAGTATAGCAATCAGTGGTGGGACCACCGGTTTAACCACAAGTGGAGGTCCCATAACAGGTAGTGGTACAATCACTCTTGGTGGAACACTGGCTGTAGCAGCCGGTGGCACAGGTCAGACCACCGCATCTGCTGCATTCAATGCACTGGTGCCAAGCCAGACTGGTAATAGTGGTAAGTATCTAACAACAGATGGCGTCGCCACAAGTTGGGCTACTGTTGCTGGTAGTGGTAGTGAGGTATCATCACTAACAGTATTTCAATGGGTGGTCGGTAGTGATCAGGCAACCATTGGTCCTTCTGACAGATATTGCATGTTTGTTGGTGCCTCAGGCGCTCAGGTTTGGCGAGTTGCTCTACCAAACCCAGCCACGAGCACTGGTAGGTTAATTACGCTTAAAGCTGATGCAGCAGCTGGTCTCCGCAGCTACAACTCGGATTTTAGCATCCAACTACAAAATATAGTTGGATGGACCAGTGGAGTTGGTCCTAGCGGTTTAACTGCTGATATTATCACAGTTGATTATAACTGGGTAACACTGATTAGTAATGGAACCTATTGGGTTCCAATAATGAGAGGCAGCTAAAGCCATGCGGTCTAGTAAATGCGCACACCTCTACACAGTGTTTAATCCACGCATGAAAGGATTCCGGTGTGGCCACCACAATCAAGATGCTAACCATGAGCGCTACGAATACCGCGAATCACAACCAAAGTAACCTATATGGAGAGTGCATGACTCTCCTCCCATGAAAGGACACACCATGACAACAGAAACCAACACCTCAGAAGCAACACCAAACCCAAATACTCAGTATATTGGTGAACATGTATGTATAGCTACAGCAGGTGGCTCAGTTGGATTCTACAATACCCCTACGGTTGCTCAACAGACAGTTGGGCCAGCTGCCACAGACCTCACTACTGCAATTGCTCTAGTCAATGAGATGCGAGCAGCCCTAATCGCGCTTGGATTGGTACGTGCAGCTTAATGTGAAAATCTGCTACCACTTCATCTAACCTACCTGGCTCAGCTGTTCTTGCACTGTTTCCTGGGTCTCAATTATAAATACTGAGACCTAATTTTGTTTGTTTGTTCGTTTATTCGTTTGTTATATGTCCTCCTCTTCCTCCCCCCTCTCAGTAATATGTTCAGTGCCGCTGTGCTCTAGTGTGTGCGCTGTCTTTCATCTGCACTTCACTCATAAACCGCAAACAGCAGTTTTAACCCAATGTCAGTGTGATATAATTACATCATATTGGAACAATACCATCACTAGAAGTTAGATGAAACTTCTCTATACGCTGTTTTTAACTTTTAACTTTACCTTTAATTTTGGAGAATTTTATGTCTGCAAAGAATAAACTTGAAGCTCTTAAAGCCGCCTTTGACAAGAAGACCACCGCCACGGAGACTGACAACAGCTGGAAATTATTTTTCCCATTTTGGAAGATGCCTGATGACAGCACTGCCATCGTGCGCTTCCTTCCAGACCTAGATGAAGATAACAGCTTCGGATTTCTTGTAGAGAAGCTGACCCATAAACTGGTAGTCAATGGTCAGAAGAAGGATGTTCCATGCTTGGAGATGTTTGGTGAAGACTGCCCAATCTGCGCCCTCTCTCGCAAGCACTATGCAGAGAAGAACGATGAGCTCGGTAAGAAATACTACCGCAAGAAGAGCTACATTGGCCAGGTGATCGTTGTAGAATCTCCAATTGATCACGATACTGAACAGCTCGTCAAACTTATTGACTTTGGCCCTGCAGTATTCAAGCAGATCCAAGCAGCTTTCCAGAGCGGTGATCTTGAGAATCCTCCCTATGAATTCAAGGGTGGCTACAATTTCCGCATCAAGAAGACCAAGAATGGCCAGTACGCCTCTTACAGCACATCAAGTTTCGCACCCAAGCTCAGCGATTTAGATGATGACCTGATTGAACAGCTCAATCTGTTTAATCTTGCAGATTTCCGTGGTAAGAAGCCAGATGTTGCGGCAGTAGAAGCCATGCTCTTAGCAGACCAGACTGGTGATGCTCTCTCAGAACAGGATGATCGAGATGAGTTCGTACAGGTAGTAGCTGAGAAGCCAGCCAAGGTAGCAGAACCTGTTAAGCAAAAAGTGGAGGCCAAACCCGCTGCGGTAAGTGAACCTCCAGCAGAAACAACTGCTGCTAAGGGTATGTCGATCATGGAACAGTTACGCGCACGCGCCAAGGCCCAGGCTACTGGGGGATAATAGCGATTGGGGAGAAATTCTCCCCAATCGCGACTACCGCGCGATAACATGACTGACTTTGAGTTAAAACAACGACCGCAACAGCTACTGACACATGATGGTCAGTTAATTTGGACTCGCCTAAAAACCAGGGAAGTGCGGCACATTCCAGCATGTGCAGACATGCCAGCCTTTGACTCAATATCAGAAAGAGCCTGGGCCATATTAAATGATGTGGACCAGCGTCCTACCTATGTTCAGTGTGGCAATCTAACCAGATTTAACAGACCTTCTGCTGGCTAATTTGTTATGATGTCGGCCATCTACTTTGAAAATTAGAACGGAGGAAATGATATGACTTTAGGATTTTTGAAAGATTTTAAGAAACAACTCAGCAAGATGGAATCAGTTGTTACTGATTTTGGGCCCCCAAAATTTTGGTACAGCACAGGCAACCTTGCTCTCAACAAGATTATCTCTGGTTCTTTTTCAAAAGGCATTCCGCAAGGACGAGTTACCTGTCTTGCCGGTCCTAGTGGGGCTGGAAAAAGTTTCATTCTTTCTAATGTTGTGAAGAACGCGCAGACACAGGGAGCCTTCGTTCTCATGCTTGACTCAGAGCACGCTCTAGATATCGGTTATCTCAAGAAGATCGGTGTTGATGTCGGTGAAGATAAATTCATGTACGCTGGAGTTACCACATTCGGTGATGTGGTCAAGGTGGTTTCCGAGTTCATTACCTCATATGAGAAAACATATGGGCGTGGTAATCCCGACAGTCCTTCTGTTGTTATCGCATTGGACTCTATCGACATGCTGATCACCGATTCAGAGAACGATCACTTTGAATCAGGAATTCAAAAAGGCGATCAAGGTCAACGAGCCAAGCAGTCCAAGCACATGTTGCGCACTCTGGTAAGTCGCATCAAGCGCAATCCCATGGCATTCCTCCTAACCCACCAAGTATATCCTAATACTGACTTGATGAATGGGCAGGGCTTGTGGATTGTAAATAACGCCATTCGCTACAGTGCCTCTCAAATTATGCTGATTATTCCAGCCAAATTGAAGGAGGGTACCGATGTGGTTGGCGTGCGCATGAAGGTGGAGACCTACAAATCTCGATTTGCACAGGTTGGAACACGCGTTGAAGTTGAGGTACCCTACTCTAGTGGTATGAACCCCTACTCTGGCTTCTTGGACATGATGGAGGAGATAGGAGTTGTTAAGGCCTCTGGAGCCTGGAAGAGCTTGGAGTTGCCTGGAAAGGAACCGCGGAAATTTCAATCCAAACACCTTGATGATGCTCTGGTTGCCGAGATCATGAGCCACCCAAAGATTCAAGAGAGTGAAGCGAACATCAACCAGCTTATCGATGGTGATGACGGTCTTGATGTAGAAGAATCCCAAACAACTGGAGAATCACATGAATGAGTCAACAGCGCAGACAGTCACCGTAGAAGTGTTAAAGGGTGGATTCGTTATTACGTACCCCAAGCTAAATGATGCAGGGGGTGTGGAGAGTCTGTCGAGAGAGGTATGCGTCTCACCTCGTAAGCTTAACCTACGCCTAAAGGAGATTATTGAGACCCTCAGTTTGGTTGGTGACACAGACTAAATCTTCTTCAAGGTGCTGTGGCATGAATAAATTTTTAACTTACAGCGCTAGAGCAAAGATGTTAAATTTAGCAGAATCATGGGGCTCCGATGCAGTGCGGCTTACTGCATCGGCCAGTGGCATAAGGAATATAGAACCTCTCTATACTTCCATTCTGGATAGGTCCCACTCCTACGCTACTATCTGTGATGTTCCTAAGGTTATAATAGACCTTGATGCAGTATGTTGTCTGTCTCCAAATTGTATTGATTTTGACTACATGACACAGGAATTTATTATACAGCGGGAATCACGACCATGACATTTTTACTAACTCTAGATGAAGAACGCCTGGGTGACATTGTTCCACTGTTACCAAACTATGAGAAAAAGATTGCGGCTGCCGAATCTATTTTCAAGATTGAGGGACGACGACTTGAAGAGATCATGAGAACTCTTCCACACTATCAGTCTTCTTATGATCAGAGCTATCAAGAACTCAAGTCCCTTCAAGAATGGGTTGAGAACATAAAGGAAAAGAAGACGGGAAAGCTGTGGAAAAAGTATCTTGAGGGATATTCACGCTCTCTATCAACCAAAGATATTCAGTGCTACATAGCCGCAGAAAAAGATATTGTTGAGCTAAATCAGATTATAATAGAAATCTCTCTGCTAAAAAGTTCCATGTACTCCATAGTTGATGCTCTTAAACAGCTAGGATGGCAGATGAGTTCTATTACCAAACTAAGAATTGCAGAGATGCAGGAGGCTATATTGTGACACGTACGATTAATACTGGTGATGCCAGTTACCGATCAACAAACTTGGGTGGAGGTGCATCGCGGTCAGTCCAGAGCTCCTCTGCAGCCACATCCACAGGCGGTGGTATCATCTGGACACCATCTAATCCTGTTAGTGGTCCTGCCAGTAATACCGGGAGCAGTACTGGAACTGGCAGCACTGCTATCAACGGCACGAAGTCAACTTCCTTGGGCGCTGGCACCATCACCCCGGGCGTAGTTTATACTTCATCTACGGGTACTAGTGTGGGATTTAGCCTAATAGGTGGTGGTACAAAAACTGATATCCAGTATCTAGTTGTGCTGAATGACGGGAGCGTGCTAGAATTTGAAGAAGTTGGTCCTCTTACAGCAAAGGAGATGATAGGAATTTCCAAGTTCTTCGCAGCCGTGGCCAAAATCGGGTACTCTGGTGTCGCAGTAAAATGGTCAGAGGTCATTGACAAGCTGGGAATCAGAAGGCATTTCAAACCCGGGACAGGTCATGAATCTACCTACAATTCATCAGGCCATATTTTATATGTTAAACTTATAGATGCACCGTGATGAACACTTGTACCATAACAGTCCAGGATGAGGTGTGGTGTAGTATTTCTGGCTTGCTGCCGTCTCAGCATGAGGTGCTCTGGAAAACCTTTGCACATCATGCAGAGGGTTATTTTTTCAATCCTAAATATAAGCTTGGGCAGTGGGATGGTCGCATACGCTTCTACCAGAAAACTGGTAAAACCTATGTGCGGTTGCTGGCTAGCATACTTCCCTACATAGAGAGCTGGGGGTACGAGATTCAGCTGGTTGATAAGAGGGCATACTATGAACCAGTACAGCCAGTGGGGAAGGTGACGGAGTATGATGCCAGTGGCTTGGCTCTCGCTGCAGAGGGCCTAGACATCTTTGGTGATATAGAAATCCGACCAGGAAAAGTATTTGAACTGCGCCCATACCAGCTGCAAGCAATTAATGCTGCTGTAGAGGCTGGGTCAGGATTTGTGATTGCCGGAACTGGGGCTGGTAAGACGTCGATAACTGCTGGAATCTCACACCTCTATGGTCTCAAGGGTTACAAGATCATAACCATAGTTCCATCGGGAGATCTTGTAGCTCAAACACGAGAATGGTATGAGCTCTTGGGCCTGGATGTTGGCGAGTACTCTGGGGAGAACAAGGACATCAGCCGCACGCATGTGGTCGCCACTTGGCAGGCACTACAGTACAATCCCTCCATCATGCAGGAATTCCAAGTTCTTATTTGGGACGAATGCCATGGAATCAAGGCTGCTATTGCATCCAAGCTAATCAATGAGCACGGTCGCCACATCGCATTTAGGTTTGGGGTAACTGGAACATTCCCAAAGCCTGAGGCTGACGCGCTCTCTCTTAAATCATCTATTGGTGAAATTCTAATTGAGATACCAGCCTCTTGGCTCATTGGGCGTGAATACTTATCCAAAGTAGAAATTTTTCCAGTCGAACTCAATGAGGTTTTCATAGATGAAGAATTTCCCGACTATGCTAGTGAAAAGGCATTCCTGGGCAAGAGCCCATCTAGGATGGAAACAATCGCCAACATAATTATCTCCCAGGCAGCAGTCTATGGTAATACACTGGTCTTGGTTAATTCCATCAAATTTGGAGAGCGGCTGAGTTCTCTCATTAAGAATTCAGTGTTTCTCTACGGTGAGAGCCCCAAAGATCTCCGTAAGGAACACTATGATATGTTTGAACACCAAGATGATATAATTCTTATAGCTTCTTCTGGTATCGCGTCAACTGGTATCTCCATAGACAGAGTGTTCTGTCTCATGCTGGTAGATGCCGCAAAAAGCTTCATCAAGGCCATCCAGAGTGTGGGCCGTGGACTACGGAGAGGGCATGATAAGACTGAGGTGAGGGTTGTTGATGTTCATTCCAAACTTAAGTGGGCTAAGAAGCACTTCAAGGAACGGGTGAAGTATTATAAAGAGGCCGGTTATCCAGTCGCAAAAACGCAAACCATAAAAGTTAAAGAATGATGACGAATAAAATCGTGCAGCAATTCTGACAACTATAACTGTAGGAGAATCTGATGCTAGTACTACCAGATTATGGCAAACCTTACTTGCTGTATTCATTGACTGCCCCAGTTGTTATCAAACACCACTGGATTTTTCACGCTCCATCTGTAGATTTCATGCTCAGCCCAATTACCTATCTTGAAGAGACCTCTGGAGGAGCTCTGCTTGTTAGGATAAATGGATCTGAATTTTGGATTCCATCAAGTTGGAACATTCTTGTTACTGATAGAGAGACCTATCAATTAGATACTGTTAGCATTCAATCGTGCGCCAGTGTGGCGCACGCAGCATTTGGTTTTTCAATAGATGAAACGCAGCTGAGAACTTTTGACATTCAGGTTGTTGATGCCACTGACAACATGGCGCTTGTTCACCCCATGATAGCTAAGGGCACGGCATACGTTCATCCTGTTGGTCCTATCACAATAAGAAGCAATCAAGAAACTCATGCATCAGTTGTTATTGGACCACACGACCTCTACAAGCATCTAACTGGGAAAGTTGTTGGAGATATTTTTAGTTGGTAACATCATCAAAATTTGCGCCGGGCAGGGCATAAATACACAGCTAATCTAATTTAATTATGATTATATGGAGTGTAGCGCAATGACAGCCTTTTCCTCTCAATTCGTTGATGCTTTTAATGAAGCTATGTTGTTTGAGGTTGGTCCTCACTGGGACCCTACAGACCCTGAAGTAATAGCAGGTCTTATTGAGACGAGACAGCAGAGGAAAAAGGTTGGATACGTAAATATCCCTCAGGATCGTGGTGGAGAAACCAAGTATGGCATTGCCGCTAAGGGTAACCCAGGTGTCTCTATTAGTTCGCTGGATCTAGCAGCCACCATGGAAATCTACTACAGGGATTATTGGATCAAGGGAAAGTGCGATAGACTACCACCAGTTCTTGCCATGCTACACTTTGATGGGTGCGTTAATCACGGCGTTCCCAGAGCGGCAAAATTTCTACAGCGAGCCGCCGGAGTCACCGCAGATGGTATAATAGGTGATAGAACACTTCAGGCTGTTTCACAGATTCCAGAGAGTACCATAATCGAGGACATCATCTCAATGAGACAAAAATTCTATAATGACATAGTTAAAAATGACCCACGTCAGGCAATATTTCTAAATGGTTGGATGAATAGAATTAATACCATCCACACGTTCATTAAATCAAAACTTTAAAATGCACTGTCTCGTCAGGATTTGACGAGACAACTAAGTGCTGCACTACAGAGTGCAGTGAGGAAAAGCATTTCTTATTCTTGGGGCGCAGCAGCAAAAATGTCAAATTATCACGTAATAAAGAGAAATGGTACTCGAGTACCTCTAGAAATAGAAAAATGGCAGGCACAGATAGCAAAAGTATGCGAAGGAATAGATGGCGTATCTCCTTCAATGATTGAAATAGCTGCTCAAGCTCACCTCTACGATGGTATGACCACGCGAGAACTAGATCAAATGGCTCTGCGTGCCATGATAGATCTCATAGATGAGGAAGAGCATCCAGATGTCGGTAACGTAAATTATCAGTATGCAGCTGGTAAGCAGCGCATGAGCATGTTGCGCAAGGACGTATATGGTCAGTATGGCGTTCCTCGTCTGTACGACATAGTGAAGAAGAATGTTGAACGCGGTTTCTACACCCCAGATCTGCTCGAGTGGTACGCTGAGGAAGAATGGGACAAGATCGAGAAATTTATTGATCACGACAAGGATGAACATCTGCCATACGCTGCTGTTGATCAGCTCATAGAGAAGTACTTGGTACAGGATAGATCTAAATCAGGAGCTGTTGTTGAAACTCCTCAAGTGCGCTACGCTGTAGCTGCTGCTACAGCATTTCACTCTGAGAAAAATGACAGACTGCGGTGGGTGAGAGATTTCTACAACTTTGCCTCTGATGGCCTCTTTACTCTAGCCACACCTGTGCTAGCAGGATTGGGTACCAAGACCAAGCAGTTCAGCTCGTGCGTGCTCATAAAGTCTGATGATACTCTAAAATCAATCTTCGCTAGCGGTCAAGTCATGGCCGACTACGCTGCCAAGAGAGCGGGTATTGGTTTGGATGTTGGTCGGCTGCGACCTCTAGGCGCTCCTATCCGAGGAGGTGAGGTCAAGCATACCGGCTATATTCCATTCTTGAAGAAGTGGTTTGCAGATCTGCGCAGCTGCTCTCAGGGTGGCATACGCAACGCCAGCGCCACTGTTAATTTTCCCATCTGGCACTATCAGTTTGATGATCTAATTGTTCTCAAGAATAATCAGGGAACAGAAGAAACTCGAGTGCGACACCTTGACTACTGTGTGGTCATGAGCAAGTTTTTCTGGCGCCGTTTTAGGGAACAGGGTGTCATCACATTCTTTGACCCAAATGAGGTCCCAGATCTCTATGAAGCATTCTACGCTGACAGCCGCGCATTTGAGGAGCTCTACGTCAAGTATGAGCAGGATGCTTCTAAGCGCAAGAAGGTCGAGTCAGCTGAAACGGTGATCAAGGATTGGTTACTTAAAGAACGAGGAGACACTGGACGCTACTACATCTTGAACATAGATAACGTTGCAGATCAGGGTCCATTCGATACAGCTGTACAGACCATCTACCAGACCAATTTATGTACCGAGATCATGTTGCCCACTCGATCATTTGAAACAGTAGATGATCCTAATGGGCGTATTGCGCTGTGCACTCTGGGTTCCATGAACTGGGGCTCATTCAGGAATCCCGAAGATATAAAGAGACCAGCAGTAGTTCTTCACAGAGCTCTGCACAATCTACTCCAGTATCAGGATTTTCTGTCCATTCACTCTGAGCTACACAACAAAGAGTTCGAGCCCCTGGGTATCGGTGTTACTAACCTAGCCTACTGGCACGCCAAGAAGAAGCTCAAATATGGAGAGGCTGATGCGCTAGCAGAGGTCAAGCGTTGGATAGAGCATCAAGCATACTACCTGACAGAGGCCTCAGTGAAGCTTGCTAAAGAAAAGGGAGCGTGTCTAGAGAGCTCCAGCACGTGGTATGGTCGTGGCGTGTTTCCTTGGGAAAGAAGAGCTGAAGGAGTAAATGAGCTGACCGATTTCACACCCTCGGCTGATCTGGACTGGGAGGGACTGCGCACCGACATGAAACAGTACGGAATCAGAAATGCCACGCTCATGGCTATTGCTCCAGTTGAGAGCTCTTCAGTTGTTATCAATTCAACAAATGGGGTCAATCTTGCCAAGCAGCTCATTATCATTAAAGAATCCAAGGCAGGCGCGTTTGCGCAGGTGGCTCCAGAATACAGACGTCTAAAGAAGAACTACCAGCTCCTATGGGACCAGCCAGACTGCATTAACTATCTTAAAACTGTAGCTGTTCTGCAGGCATACGTTGATCAAGGAATTTCCACAGACACATTCTATTCCCCCAAGTATTTTCCAGAGGGTAAAATACCAGCAACACTCATTGCAAAGAACTTGATGCTGGCATCAAGGTGGGGGTGCAAGAGTTTTTACTATGACCTGCGAGACAAGCAGGCCGCCAAGGATATACTGAAAATGGAGCACTCTCAAAAAATAGTTGTAGAATTGAAGAACGATCCAGAAGATGGAGATGATTACGTTTGCGAGAGCTGTGTGCTCTGACAAATTGAGGACTAACATGAGAAATTACAACCAGATTCCAGACTATTCTAAGAGACATCTGTTTCTTGATCCCGCTGGAGTAGTGACCACCCAGCGCTATGATGACTATGCCTACCCAAAAATAGCCAAATTTGATGAAACGCAGCGAGGAGCATTTTGGGTACCAGAAGAGATAACCCTAACCAAGGATAAGATTGATTTTAAGGAAGCATCCAAGGCGGTGCGCCACATCTTTACCTCAAATCTTCTACGTCAGACCACTCTGGACAGCATTCAGGGCAGAGCGCCTGCGCAAATCTTTACCCCAGTGGTAAGCGTACCAGAGATGGAAAATCTGGTAACCACCTGGACGTGGTTTGAACAGATTCATTCCCGCGCATACAGTCACATCATCCGGAACATCTACAACGTTCCTAAAGATGAGTTCAACAAGATTCACGACAACAGTGAAATCATTGGTATGATCAGCTCTATTGGGAAATACTATGATGATCTTCACCTACTGAATTGCAAGAAAGAGGCCGGCTTACCTGTGACCGAGCACGAGCATGTGCGTGCAATCTGGTTGGCCTTGATAGCCTCGTACGGACTAGAGGCTATCCGCTTCACCGTATCCTTTGCGACCAGCTTGGGTATGGTTGAGAACAAGATCTTTATTGGTAATGGAAACGAGATCTCTCTCATCCTCTCAGATGAAATGCTGCACGTGGATTGGACTGCCTACTTGATTAACACTCTCATCAAGGATGATCCACGCTTCACAGAGGTGGCTAGAGAAACCCAGAAAGAGTGCTATGAAATGCTGCTCTCAGTGGTCAATGAAGAAAAGGCATGGGCTAAGTACTTGTTCAAGGAAGGATCTGTTATTGGGCAGAATGAGAAAACCATGATTGCCTTCGTTGACTGGACAGCCCAGTACAGACTCAAGGACATTGGACTGCGGTATGATGCTGGCATCAAAAACACGCCGCTACCATGGTTCAACAAGCACTTGAATACGAATAAGAAACAGACGGCCCTCCAAGAGAATGAGTCTACAGCATATATAATTCATAGCATGACAAATAATATTGACTATGAACAACTCCCAGAACTGTAAAGATCTCAAGTTAAACTGGGATTGTACGCTGGCAATGAACTGGTAAGCGTGGCGACATTTGGTAAGAGCAGGTATGAAAGAGGTGGAGTAGAGCTACTGCGCTACTGCTCGTCAGCGACAGTGCGAGGGGGAGCCGGTAAATTAATTAATTTTTATACCAAGAATTTCAGTTGTGATAGAATAGTCTCATATGCTGACAGACGTTGGTCAGGTGGGCAGCTGTACGAATCACTAGGATTCACGCTGGTAAAAACAGTCAAACCTGGGTATTGGTATTTTAATGCCAGCGAATTTCACCACCGATCTATGTTTCAGAAGAACCGAATCGAAAATACGGAAAATGCACATCTATCAGAATGGCAGATCATGTAACAAGCAGGATGGGACCGTTACTAGGACTGCGGTCATCTTAAATATGAACTTATAGTGGATTAAAAATGAATAGAGCAAAAGTCATAATTCTTGGATGCGGCCAAATAGGAACGGCAGTTCACACTCTA